TAAAATTGTAAAACAAGGTGCAGGTGCTCCAGGTGGATATGAACTCTATGAACAGTGGGGACGTTTGTCACCACAGTATCATGGTGAATATCCAATCAACAACGTAACCGTTCGTAATTCATGGTTACGTCCGAGTGCGTTTAATATTTTACAAGAAGATGACGCGGAAGAACTTAAAAAACTCTTCCCAAACGGCGCAAAGGTCGTTATGGTTAACGACTGTGTTGCCGATGCTTGTAATGAAGCACTCGATGATTGTTGGACTCTTACTTATAATCCACTTGCGGATTATATTCATTTTGACCCAATTGGTCTACTTCTCGTATCGGTTCAAGACATCACGAATGATTTAATATCACTCGTGTTGCAGACAGTTGAGCATGGAATACCACAGACATTTGCAGACCCTAAAGTATTGAATTTCAATGCTTATAGGGAACAGCCTGCTACACCCGGAGCAATTTATCCCGCTACTCCCAAATCAGGTAAAACTCTATCGGAGAGCTTCTATGAAGTAAAAACTGCAACGCTTAGTGCAGAAGTGCTACCGTTTGCGAATAAAGTCCAAGAAGTAGGCCAGCTTGTGTCTGGAGCACTACCGAGTTTATTCGGTGGACAAGTAAGCGGTAGCAGAACTGCATCTGAATATTCGATGAGTAGAAGCCAAGCATTGCAGCGTCTACAGACTACATGGAAGATGCTGACAATCTGGTGGAAAACTGTATTTGGTAAAGTCATCCCCATGTATATTAAGGAAATGAAGGATGACGAGCGACAAGTTCGTAAAGACGAGTTCGGTAACTTCATAAATGTCTTCATCAGAAAAGCAGAACTTGAAGGCAAAATTGGTTCAGTTGAACTTGAGGCGAATGAAAATCTCCCAATTACCTGGAACCAGCAGAAGGATGCTATCATGCAACTGCTGGAAACGAATAACGAACAGATTATTGGGACGTTGGCATCACCGGAGAATCTTCCCTACATCAAGAGAGCGATAGGTCTAACTGATTATATCGTTCCTGGTGAAAGTGATAGAGAAAAGCAATACGAAGAAATTCAACAACTAATTAACTCTGAACCAATTGTAATGCCTCCTGACCCAATGATGGTCATGCAGGCACAACAAATGGGGATGCCACCTCCACAGGAGCAAGAACTTCCTTCTGTGGAACCTGAATTTGATGTAGATGACCATAAACTAGAAGCCGACATTTGTAGACGTTGGCTTGTATCTGACGCTGGTAGGCTTTGTAAGATTGAAAATCCTCCCGGTTATAAGAATGTTCTTTTGCATATGAAAATGCACAAGGACATGGATATGCAGAAACAGATGCAAGAAATGATGCAGCAGGCTCCTCCAATGGACCCAACGGCGGCAGCAGGAGCACCGCCCGAAAACATGCCCCTAGAAGGGCCAATACAAGGAGATGAAAATGTTCCTACGATTCAATGAGTTTCTTGCACCTGAAGATGAAGCTACTGGCGGCGGTGGTGGTAGCTTAGATAAGGAAGAAGTAATTGAATTACTCGGAGAGGATGAAAAGGCAGAAACTCTCGACATTACTCCACCTAAAGCAAAAACTGGAGAGAAGGCTGAAGATACTCCTGTCGATGAGGAAGAAGATGTTGATGGTAAAGAGAAAGACGAAGAAGAGGAAGAAGTAGACGAACTGAAGGAAATCGAGGAAGAACTCGAAGGTCCATCAGAAGAAGACCTGGAGTTAATGACTCCAGTTCGTAGAAAAGAGATACTTGCAAAGTATCCAAAACTTTTCAAAGATTTTCCGTATCTCGAAAAGGCTTATTATCGAGAACAGCAGTTTACTGAGCTACTCCCGACAATCAATGATGCAAAGATTGCGGTAGAGAAGGCTCAAGTTCTCGATAAGTTTGACCAAGAGATAATGAGCGGTGATTTATCAACCGTTCTATCAGCAGCAAAGGAAGAAAGTCAAGAAGCATTCCTAAAGATTGCTGACAATTATCTTCCTGCACTGCGTAAGGTAGACCAGCAAGCGTATTATCACGTCCTTGGTAATGTTATCAAGGATACCATCATTACGATGGTGCGTGAATCACGTTCAATGGGAGAACAGGGACAACCATTACAGGCTGCTGCAAATATTTTGAATCAATTCGTATTTGGTTCAAATACTTTCCAGCCACCTCAGCCTCTTTCTAAATCTTCAAAACCTGAAGATAAAGATAGAGAGAATGAAGTTCGTCAGCGTGAACAGCAACTCGTTATGGGTCAGTTTGAATCTACCCGTGATGATTTGCAATCCAGAACAGATAATGTTCTGAAAGCTACAATCGACGGTCATATTGACCCCAAGAAGTCAATGACCGATTATGTTCGTAAGAATGCATCGCGTGAGGCTTTTGAAACATTAGAAGGTCTAATATCAAAAGATACGCGGTTCCGTGGTCTATTGGATAGACTATGGGAAAAAGCATTCGAGAAGAACTTCGATAAGGAATCTACAGACAGGATTAAGTCTGCCTATCTCTCCAAAGCGAAAACGCTATTGCCTAGCGTCATTAAAAAGGCACGAAATGATGCTTTGAGGGGATTGGGTAAGCGTGTAAAGGATGATGATGAATCATCTGAAGAAACGACTCCTAAAAAGGGTCCAATTACACCTGGGCGGTCCACTAGCCAATCAAGTGGAAAGATTAAGAAAGCGGGCGACATTCCTCGTGGTATGTCTACACTTGACGTATTGATGCAGGATTGAGGACATGGCTCACATTGTAACCTCACAAAGAAACGTAACCATCCAATTTACGGGTGGTGTTCAAGCCGCTAACACATTTTCAGCGGCCAACAATGCGGCCAGTCCCGGTCAGATTGAATTACGCACTCTGGCTGCTGGCCCGAATACAATAACTCCGCCTACTGGTGGTTCTACACCTAAATCATGCACGATTATTCCTCCAGAGGGTAATGTTGACCTCATTACTCTTAAAGGAGTAGCTGGTGATACTGGTGTAGCACTCCATAAGACGGACCCTACAACCATTGCATTGGACAGTCCAACTGCTACATTTGTGCTTGATGCTGCACTTCAAGTAGTTGGTGTAAGGTTGGTCTGGGCCTAAGAGGAAAAACTAATGGCAGTTGTTGAAGCGCAGGTAGCAGCACTAGAACTGGAACGGGTTATCCCGAAGGTTCGTGTGTTGTTCGAGCGCGATGATAAATTCTTTGCAAACATCAAGAAGCGTGATGTTGAAAAGATTTCTCATCGCCAGATGCGTGTTCCACTTGAACTGCGTCCCGGTGGCAGCTTTCAGTATTTCAATCCTGATGGTGGCGACCTTGGACGTGGTGGTGGACCCACGTTTGATAAGGCAGTTCTCAACTGTGTATTCTTGTCAGAGAACATTGAATACACCAAGTTGACGCAGTGGTCTACTGATGATGCACGTAAGGCTATCGTGAATAGCGTGCGTCGTCTTACAGCTACCGCGTTGGATGAACTGCGTAGACAGTTGGACGCTCAGATGATGCAGGCCGGTGATGGTGTAATTGGCACTGTTACCACTGACGTTCCGGCTGGTGGTAGTAACGTAATTACTCTCACTACTGATGGATTCGGTGCTCGTCTGATGCGTTATGGTCAGACAGTGCAGGTATTCGATGCTGCACTTGCAGTGAATCGTGGTAGTGGCGTAATCACGTTCTGGGATGTTGAAAACAAGGTAATCAACATCACACCACAGATTGCATTGGTTGCGCCTACGGATAAGATTGTCACAAATGGCATTTCTTCTCCGGCGTCGCTGCCTGCATTGTTCGGTGTTCCTTACCATCATTCCAATGCAAGTGCTGGAACATGGTTGGGATTCTCGCGTTCGACTACTCCCGAAATTCGTGCTAATCGCGTGAATGCTGGTGGTGCTGCACTTACACTGCCTCTGCCACGTCTTGCGATTAACAAGATTGGGAACAGGGTCGGAATCGAGAATAACTTCTCTCCAAACGCATGGCTGCATCCGTGTCAGCAGCAGGCGTATGAAGAGATTGGGCAGCTTGTTTCCATCATACAGAAAGCAGCCAAGGAAGAAGGGCTGAACATGTATTTTGGTGGAAGCAATATGCAGTTGGCAGGAGCACCTGTCAAGCCCAGTTTCAACTGGGATAAAACTCGTATTGATTTCGTTACTGACGAAGTGTGGGGACGTGGGGAAATTCTTCCCATTGGCTTCTACACTACGGATGGACGAAAGATTTTCGAGATTCGTGGTGCTTCTGGTGGTGTGGCTGCGGCTGAAATCTTCTACATGGTTGTAGGGATGCAGACGTTTGTTTCTAACCCCGCAGCGTGCAGCTACATCGACACGCTTGCAGTTCCGACTGGTTACTAAGGTAACTAGTTAGAGAGGTTAAAAGCAAACAATCATGCCTATTCCTGTAGGTGATTGGCAGCAGTTAAGCGCCATTCAAGGGCCAGCGTCACCAAAGCCTGTTACTACGGCTGCGGCAAACGTTATTGCCCCTACTACCTTCTTGACCGTGCTTACAGGTAACGTTGTAATCAAGACGATTACACCTCCTGTAGACCACGGTCATATGCTTGCAATCCAGTTCGCTGGAGTGCTAGGCAATGATGCTACAGGTAACATCCTTACAGCAAAGGCGTCAATTGCTGGAATGATTATCCTGTATGTCTACAACCCCATCATCGCAAAGTATGTGCCTGTTGGGGATAACGTCTAATTAACAAGGAATCTATGGAGGTGGAGGGATGATTCCTGGTTCACTTAGTAAGCTGAAAGAAGAAGTTGTAGCATCAGCTACAGTAATTGTAGTGAAAGCTGATTTTGTTCGCATTTCTGGGGCAACTCAGATTGAAACAATTCAGACCCCACTACAAGGGAGTCCGAATATCATTTTTCTGACTCCTACTGCTGGTGCTGTAACGCTTGGCGTGGCTGGTAACATCCTCGTCGGGCAAGTAATGGCACAGAATCGTGTGTATATGCTTATCTGGTCTGTTCTTGCCCAGAAATGGTATATCCACGCTGTAGCCTAGAGTGGATGGAGGACGGTGGGGGATAAAGTGTGGCCCCCACCGATTTTTGACTAAAATCGAAATTCTACGCCGGTTACGGCATATCATAACAGATTTGAAAAGCGTAACCGCGCAAAGTAAATTTTTAGGTGAAGAAACGGCTGACCTCGACTTTAATATTTCTCAGATTGAAAAACAGATTGCAGCACTCATAGACGATTACATGGCCGCTCAATTCGCACGTCATAACAGGGAGAGAAATAGACCAAGGAGGTAACATGGACCCAGGAGATGTAGTTTCTGAAAGCATTAAGGACAATGAAACTTGGAATAGTTGCCCTGAATGCAAACTGGACTGGAAAGACATCGTTGCTACTCCGGGGATAATTCATCGAATTAGACTGTGTGCGCGTTGCATAATGAAAGCTGAGCATGGCAGACCCCAAGGAAATAGACTACATTAATAAACAATTGGTTGACAATTTCGGTGTAGACACCGCAACTGGTAAACCAATTTTTCGTGTAGTCTGGGCTGATGACCAACTAGAAAAACGACGAGTCAATACTCTTGATTCGGGCGTTGAACTATTATTCCCTGAAGTTAGGGAAGTAAAGAAATATCCTTATATGAATGGCATGTATGTTCTAGAACGTTTAGTTCTCGTGCCTGAAGTAAATGAGAAAGATTTACCAACTCAAAAACAATCGTATGAACCGATTTGGGCGTTCTGCACACATGAACGTGAGCCGGTTCAACCTACATGGCCTGCTTCTAAATTCATTGTAGATACGTTGTATGCTGCAATGGGTAAGAAAAGTTTGGCTAAATACAAGGACGAGGAAAAGAATACTACTGAAGAAGGGAGACAACAGCGCATTAACGATTTACAGGATGAATTGTTTGGTGATGAGTCTGGACTAATGGGAAAGACTCATGCAAGTGTAGGAGAAGGGATTGTGGTTCCCTCAACGTATGAATCCACACACGATATGAAAGGAAAAGAGTAATGTCACAAGTTGGCGAATTTCCGGGGCTACAGAATAACATTCACAGGCGAACTATTCGCGCTCCTATCAATCCAATGGATAAGAGCACAGTAGTTTCGATTCTTCCTAAGTCAATCAGTGAACGTAAAGTTACTGTGCAGCCAGGTGTATTTGAAATTACACCGGGAAGTTTCGATAAGCCAGCAATTCTAGTGGTTGGTCCTTCGTCATGGTGGAGAGAAATTGACGAAAATCAACCGCTACTCGAAATTCCTGTTTCTTCCATTCAGATTGCGGATTCAATTGTCCGCGACTATTGTAATGGTCTACTTGCCTGTAACATGGCTGACCAAATGCCCGGATTGTTCTATCTTCCCGGTGAATATACAATAGAGAAACTGAAGAAGGAACAACTTCCGTTGTTGCAGAAAGCGGCTGCACAACAGAAGAAATGGTTCATGGAACTTGTTAAGATTGCTGACATTCTATGGTCGCGCTCGAATGGAAATCCTCTTTCCATTTCTGATGATGCGCGCTTAGCATGTAAGGAACTTAACATTCAGAATAAGCCGTGGCTTGGCGATATGCAAGCTGCGGAACTAGTTCGTTGCGTTGCGTGTGGCGCTCTACGTAATCCGCAGTTTCCAATTTGCGGAACTTGTAAAGCAATTGCTGACCCAGAACTAGCTAAGAAACTAAACCTCACGTTTGCTCAGTAGGAGAAAAGATGCCGATTAATGCAACTGTCACAGCCAAAACTGGACCCGACAGGCAGGTAACTGCTGCCGTGTTCAATGGCATTACCGGAATGCTGGTATTGCCAGACCGTAAGGTATTGCAGCTTTTCACAGGCGGCGATACTAATTCTCCACCTGCAAAGGAATTTGACCTAACAGGTGTAACTACGTTTACTGTCGTCATTGCAGGTAGCACCTACACTGTTACCGTTTCGTAATGCGGTATTTACCGTGGATTGGATTGGGCCTACTTCTCATCTATGAGATATGGGCCTTAAAAACCGAAGTAAAAGGGGATACGATTACTGAAGTAATTAAGAGGCAACGTCCTCTAGTCCCCTTTGGTTTCGGTATGTTAATGGGTCACTTTTTTTGGTAAGGACATGCCTCCAGAATCCACTACGTCATTACGTGCAGGACAGGTAATGGACCGTGCAGCGGCATTGATGAATGACCCTGCAAAAACGGACTATACCTATATCGCGCAACTGCCATATTTGAATATGGCTATTGACGAATTGATGGAAGCTCTGGAAGAGGCAAATGCTTCTCCTACAAATCAAACTTCGGCTGCTATCACCGTTCCTATTGGAACGAATAAACTTACTCCTACTGAGGATGCTGAAACACCGCATTATCCTTATGACCTGATTGAAATTCAGGAAGTAGGTGAAAGAAATGCGGGAACTGATGACCCATTCTTGCCACTAACTAGAAGGGAGTTCTTATCT